TGACTCTGAGTTTTCAGGTGCGATACCGATAAAGGAACCGGTGGATGCCTCGACTGCCTTGTTGAGATCTTCTTCGGTGATTCGACCGGCATCATAAAGGATACGAGGAATCATCAGATAGGTGATCTGCTTCCAATGGGTCAACAAGTCGTTGACGGTCTCTTGTTGGTTCAGCACAAGCTGCACTTCGGAGAGACCGGTGCAATCAACACCACTGTGGTTGAGGCTGAACATGCTGTATGGCACATAGTCAATCTTCTCTTCAAACACGACAGCGTCTGCTTGTTGTACATAATGCTGCATGATGCCACGTTCGCGGTCGTAGTATTCCCAAACAGTGACCCATTTGAAGGAATCCCTAACTGCGTCTGCGCCCGCTTTGTTGGAACTGTCGCCAAGCAACCATTTGGGGTATCGGTCAGGTTCAACATCTTTCAACTTTTTGCTGGCGTACTGTCCGCTCTCGACGCGGGCTTTGAACTCATGCCAAGGCAGCACCGTTGCTTCGAGCCAATATCGAATGTCTGCAACATCCCTTACGGTTAAATCGAAGAAGAGGCTTGACGGGTCAACTACCGTGATGTTGGGTCGGTCTTTCACCGCATCCCATCCGGTCTTGAAGATGCCCCGTTTACAGAGGACTGCATCGATGAGGGCCGTAGCGGCTCGACGACGCATCCGGTTGGTCTTGAACGTCCATTCCATGAGACCGTTGACAGCCGGGGTGACCTCTTGGCTGCGGACACTACGGGGGTTGGCTGCGACTTGGGGGTTGGGTCCCAGAAGAGCTGAAACCGCTGTATCTGCGATAGCATAGATGAGATTCTTGCTGCACAGCAACGACTTGGACATGTTGTCGGTGTCTGTGAAGGTTGAGTCTTGAAGAGAGAAAAAGGAGCCGCGATAATAGCGCCGAGCCTTATCGAATGCTTTTTTCTCGTTTCGCTCGTAATACTTGCGGTGTTTGTCGATGAGGCTGGAGAGCTTGATGGCCATTTATCTCCACTCCCTTGAGGGTGGGCGAAAGGGGCTGCGCGAAGCGGCCCTCTCACGATGTTGGAACTTATCTAAGTCACCAATGGTAACGCGTCCTGGGATAAGTTCATTGGGTTGTTCAAGAACTGTACGCGTAAAGTTGCGACGAGACAACACGTCTGCCGCCATAATAGCTGTTCTTGCACGGTCGAAGTGATGAGTAATACCGTCAATACCTTTCACTCGCTTCTTCCGACTGCCATCATAGTTAACGAGTTGATGGAGCATTCCGCGTGAACGAATGGAGATGTCGTTCTCTTGGATGAGGCGCACCAGACGCGCTTCGGATTCTTGGATGCGTTTCTCAGTGGCGTACCAGCCGGGGTGTCTCCGGTCTGTCCAGAGCAGATTGCGACACTTTTTGTCCTTTAGCACTGCGATACACGCCATTGCGTTCGACTCAACCACGAGCAATGCGGTGTTGTAACGCTCTTGTACGCGCATCAGTCGAGTTGCGAATCGGGTGGGGTCTTCTCGGTCTTCCCAGAACGCCACTTCTTTACGCTCGACGGCATCCCATACAGTAAGTGCGCTCTTGTCACCTGTGGCACCGAATCCCGCGGGGTCAGCGGTAATAATGTACTTGTTGTTTTGGATGGGCGATTCAAGCTCGCGACAGTAGAATGCACCCATCGGCGGGTCGGTAATGGCACGCTCAAGCAACGGCTTCAAGACATCGATGGGCATGATGGGGTCAGATGCACCCAACCAACCATCATACGGATCAGATGGATACTTGCTACTGAAGAGGCGGGTATCGCCCACGAACTCTGTATTAAGAGAGGAGCGGCGGAATGCGAGGTTGGGGATTGTCATCCCTGGATGTCGGATGATGTATTCGCGCTCTGACTCGGTGGGCTTGAAGTCGTTCTTAACGGCTATCTGGCAACTGTTGTCTTTCCACCAATCAAGGAACAAGGGATGGAAACGGCTCCTCCCCTCCAAGGATGAATGCCACATCTGCTCGTGATGGCTACCTGCGCGACCGGGCGTTGATTCAAGAATGATGCGGGCGTTGGGTCGTTTGTTGACTGTAGGGAAGATGTTGATGGCAGCTTTACGCTGCCACTGTGCTTCACCAAACTCTGTGATGATGAGACGGTCGATGGAGCGACCGATGGCAGGGCTGCGCCCACCGGCTGTCAGCACCTTGATACCCCCACCGTGACAGAAGTGCATTTGGGTTGAACCCGCTTTTCGCCCTGCCGCCAAAGGCATTCTTACAGCTTCGGGTAACCGATGGTACGCGAACAGTATACGTTCGAAGATGTCTTCGGCTGTGTCTTGACGTTCTGCAATAAGTAAGCCCTTGACGCCGCTAAGGTACATGCAGTCTCGAAGCAGAAGCATCACAGAGATGGTTGTGATTTTGGCTTGTCGAAACTTATTGACCAGCACCCACCGATGCTGATGACATGCTTCAATCAGCTTCTGCTGTGTCGGAGTGGGGTTGAGATACCCAGTCGATTCGTCTTCGCGCACGATTTGGCACATGGATACGAACGCGTTTGGAGTCGCGAACATCGCACGCACCTTCTTCAGATCCAACCCTTCGGCTTCTGCAATGGTCGCACCATTGGGAAGGACATGCGGTTTAATCGTTGCCATGCGAAGATGGTATCATGTCAGAGTGGTCGTGACAGATAGGTTATAGGGCTTAGAAAAGTTCAGGAGATAAAATGGCAATCGGTGACGATGTAAAAAACACGACATACTCGAATCTTCAACCGACGCGGACGCACAAACGTCAGCTATTACGGAATGTTATTGAAGAAGCGTTGAATCAACGCAACATGCAGAAACCCAAGAGCGAAGAAAAGACGAAGAAGGCAAAAAAATGAGGCATCGGCTTGCTGTGTAAGCCAAGGTGGTGTAAATATAGAAGTACGCACCCACTCTTGCGTTTGCGGGTAGCCCTATGGGGTCCGTAGATCACAGATGGACAAGCAAGGACAATTGGTTTTTTCTTTTCTACCCGCTGAGAGTCACGACTCCCTACGGCGTAAGTCCTCAGCTTTTTAGGTGTAAATATGTCTATCTCTACCGAGATTCTGAACACTACGTTCAGCGACTTACGGGGACCATTGGTCAACTCGTTTGTGCGCAGTAATGAGTTGTTCGAGACACTCAATTCCAAGGCTCGGATGCCCATGGAAGGCGGTTCGTTGATCGAACGGTCCTTCGCAGGTGGCGCTCCCGCTCGTGGTGTTGGTGTGTACGTCGGCGACGAACTTCTTAACATGACACGGCGTCAACAAACCAAGCGGTTCAAAGTTGAACCTCATCGTATGGTTGTCGCAATCAACATTCCCAAGAAAGAGTTGAACTACAACAGCGGAAAGCTGGCTGTGATTCGTCTCATTGAGGAATACCCTCAAACTACAATGGAAGCCGCGAAGGCAGACATCAACAAGTACATCCTTACCGGTGTATCTCGTGGTCTGGTTTTCCAAACGGCTGAGTTGCGCGGACTGCTTTCGCTCAATGGTCTTGTCACCGCCGGTATTGGTACTGGTGTGACCAATGGACTGTTGGACTTTGCGGCTCCTGCATCTCAAACGGACACCGTCCAAAATGTGGCCAAATCCAGTAGCTACTACCATTTCAATAACTACTTGGACATTGGTACTTGGGCCACTGACGGGCTTCTTGACCTTCGACGCGTTTATCGGCAGTGTTCTCACTATGCTGGTGGCGTAGGTAAAGGACCTGACATTGTCCTCATGGACGATGAAGTCTACGCCAACTTTGAAGAAACCAGGCGAACCAATATTCGCGTATCGGTTCTCGAAGACAAAACGGCAAAGACCAACATGTTAGGCCTCGACCTTGGTACCGCACAAGTGTTTAGTTCACTGGACCTTGCACGTGGTGACTTTGCGGGTGATGCCGCTGATGGTGTTACTTATATTCTCAACACTGACTTCATCGAGTTCCCGATGCACGAAGCACCGAAAATCAGCGAGTTCAAAGAACGCGTTGGTGACCAAGACGTGGTGACTGCTATCTTCTCGATGCAAGGCAACCTTATTTGCACCAAGACCCCAGCCCAAGGCTGTGTGTCTGGCGGCGCGGCTTAGGAGGTCATCATGACTGTACGAGTAAAAACTGATGCGCTCAGCACAACTTACACCACAGCGCAGTACGCGCTGGGGTCTAAGTATGTAGAGCGTGCCGATGAAGTTGCCGCAAACGGCTCTGGTGTGGATACTTCGGTTACCCTTACCACTGCCGAGGCGTTGATGCTTTCAGGTGACCGTACCTGGATTTTTGTGAAAGCCGCAGCGGCAATCGCCGCAGGGTCTTTGTGCAAACGTAATGCAGATACGACGCCGTTTACAGCAGCAGAAGATGCAGCCAGCGAGACTTTTATTTGGGATCTGCTTGGTGTAGCTGACCACGCCATTGCTTCCGGCTCTTACGGCTGGATCGTCTGCAAGGGTGCTTGTGTTGTTGAATCTGAAGCGGGTGTTGCCGCTGGCAACCTCTTGGCTTCAGACGGCGACAATACTGCGGGTGAGGTTGACACGATTGCAGGTACATCTGCCGGTGATGGTCAACGCGTCGTTGGTATTGCGCTTGAGACTGAAAGCTCTAGTGCTGCCTTCGGAGCAGGTTATGTCATCGCTCGGATTGATATTCCGTCCTGATTAGATAGTTCGTGATACATTGGGGTCGGGGCTGAAAGGTCCCGACCCTTTGTTTTTGGAGGGGTAATGGATGTATCTTTAGGCGCTCTTCGATCCCGTCTGCTGGAGTTCCGGTCGTGGGATAGTTCAGGCGAGACGTTTAATAAACGTGTGCGAGAGTCTCTCAACATGGCTCTTGATCGCATGGCGGGGGATGTACCCGAAGCGTTGGTGCCTAGCGAAGAGCATGTCAGTTTGCTTATTGATGTGGTTGGTTCCAGTACCGACGTAACGACCACTACAACAGCGCGACTGTCAGCGGCAGATACACACTTCAGTCTATCAGCGTCTGTATCATCAGATACTCTTGTGCTTGAGTTTACCGACAGCGCGGGAGATGCGTTTCCTGCGAGTCCGCTATGGACGCCTACCATCGATGGTACTTGGGATGGGATTATGCATCTGGAGATTAAAGACCCAGATGGTAAGTGGCATCGACGGCAGAGTCGTGAATGGTGGCGCGAGGCTGGTGAGGGGGGAACCCCTTCGTTTTACCGCTATTTCGTAAGCATCGACCGCCCATGGAAGAATGTCACGGATACGCTGATGGACTTTCGTATCCATCAACCAGAGTTCTTTGTGCGTGATGACATCATGCGGATGCTCGAACCCGCTCGGATTTGGGATGAGACCCGGCAGCAAATGTGGGCCATCGATACAGGTGGAGCATATCGACAAGACATGATTGATTTTCGAGGTGAGGTGAAGGGTCGCCCGTTTCGTATGTGGCGGGGTAGGCACTTTCAGCTCCCGCCTCCCCGATTGGCACCGCAGTTTATTAACCAGAGGTCGGTTAAGACAGCAAAATCGTCTACAACGGGATGGGTGGGTCCTGTTCAGGAAGGAGCATTCCGGTTTTGCTACACTTATGTGTGGGGTCGGCGAGGGCAAGAGTGGCAGGTTGCGCCGGGAGGAGTCCAAGACCCCGTATGGGAGAGCGCCCCATCTCCAATATCCGATACCTACTACCACAAAGACAATAAAGAACAGTCGATTCAGATTCAAGCTGCGAATATTGATGCGATGACCAACTTCGATGTGGAGAATACAGCGAGAGAGACACGTTCTGGATTGCGTATTCGCTTCTACGTTGCGCGTGATAGCGTGCGTAAAAACGGGGTGGGCGCATACAACAACGTAGAAACCGCTGGCATCTTCTACCTACTGGCAGAAGTAGATCCCGCAACTTTGATTGAGACAGCGTCGTATACGTGGGATGGGTCAGCGATTCCTGACTACTATAGACCCTTGAAGCACTCCACTGGCTACTACGCATACAAGGTATACCCACACCAAGATGCGGCATATGAGCTTGATATGCGAGTGCTACGGTTGCCGCGTAAGTTTTCTGATGATCAAGACACTGCACCGATTCAACGTGATGCTGTTCCAGCATTGATTGAGTTGGGTCTTTACTATCTGTGCTTAAATGATGGTGCAGATCAAACAGGTGCCCAGTTGCATCTTGATCGGTACCAGATACTTGCGCGACGGTATAGACACCGCTACGCAAACCCTGGTCGTGTTGTCGAGCCTGTCTCTTTGGCGGGTCAGCGTGTGCGTCGGCGATACGGTACATTTTCGAGTGAGTAATTTAACTACACTGGATAATTGATAGGACAGCCAAGGAGATTATTATGCAAGGACCCTATCTTTCTCGTCTACCTCGTCCCGAGTTGGGTGCCGCTATGGAGCGCACCAACCTTAATACAATGAGCGAAGAGGCTCTCGTAATCAGCATTATCGGCTCAGCCAATGATGAAGAGAACTGGCAAGCTGTGTTGATGACGCGCAACGGTGTTGAGTTTATTTCATCAGATGTTGAGCAACGAAGCGCCTTTGATTGGCGACCCAAAGGTTGGATATTCCACAGAAAGACGAACTGCTTTGTTCCCGAAGGGACGACTTGGGATGAAGAGAACGAGTGCTTTGTCGCGATGGATGGCGACAGCGTATGGGACCTTCCTGTACCCAAGAAGGATGAAAAGTATATGACGTGGAAATCACGAGTTATGCGGGTCTTGCCAGAGTTGAAGAAAGAAAGCCAAGCGGCTGATATTCTTTCAAACGCATGGGATGCTCGCACTGCGGCAGCGGTGTAATGGAGGATGGCGGGGAGGCGTAACCGATACGGCACGTATGACGAGATATCTCGTGATGCTTTAGGTCCAGGTATACTGCCCCGCTTTGCCCCCGCCGTAGCTCCGCACGGTCATTTGTTCGATGGCTCCACTGCGCAGTTGGTGAGCGGGAAGCATTCATACGCAGAGATTCCAGACGCAGGGCTGACGCAAATAGCGACGGCACCTGCGTTTGGTGCCGTTGTATCTACGTCTGCAAGCACAGTACGCAAGATTCGACGTGTGTTTGGTTACTTCACATTGGTGACCACTGCGAGTGACGCTGCGGTTATTAATTGCTTGGTCGAAACATCTGCGGCGTCGGGGTCGTATAATACGGTTGTGATAGCGCAAATCCCAAACAATATTGCGGGTACGTTTAAGGTTCCCTATCAGTTTGAGGTTGTTGCCGGTCTTCGCTACAAGTTTACGAAGGGCGGTGCTTCCAGTGTTACAGAGACCATCAGCGCCTATTCGTACACGGAGTGGTAGATGGCAGGACCAAGTGGCCAATCAACTAGACAGTTTATCGTTCCTCCCGGTGAGGCGCAGAAGCTGTATGCTCCAAACGCGTTGGCGACAAAGGTTGAAAACTTCGCAATTACAGTTGAAGGAACGCTGAAATCAGTTGTCGGTCCCTGTCTGTATGAGCCACCGAAGGACTCAGGTGGTGTAGAGGTAAAGACACCTGCGTCGGATCTCGGTCGCGCCCATGGAATCTTTCATGCGGGGTTAGTCGGGGGTATCGCAGATACGTTGATTATCCGTGCGGGCACGAAGCTATATCGCCACGAGGGTTGGAAACGTCAATGGATTGAGATTGAGTCTGGGTTGTCATCTGAGCATTTACCCAAGTATCCAGATCAGTTTGTCGTCATCAATGACACAATCATATGGACGAATGGTACTGACCAAGCGCGTGTGATCTCAGCAGATGGAATGGTTGTACCGTTGGGTTTTTGGGAACGTCCAGGTGCGCCCACAGCGTATGGTCCTGACTCACCTGCGGGAACCAATAGAACTACGGAACAGACCAACTCTCTTGGGTATTCATGGTCCGGTCGTATCGGAACAGCCGGTGATGAAATGGATGGTGAGGCTGGGGCGGTGTTGACGGGGGGTTGGTATTATTCCTTACAGTACCAAGATGTCCATGGCAACCTATCAGCAATGTCGGCGAAAAGTAACGTTGTAACAATAGACACAATGAATGCTGGTGCTGACAATTTGGACTACATTACCGACTTGACGCGTCAGTTTTTGGTAACCACAACAGGTGAGCCGCCAGAGCATACGGTAGCTGTATGGTTGTATCGAACAGCGGATGTTTTGCACAATTCACCTGAGCCACGGTTTCTTACAAGGATACCGGGGCGTGGGGTGCTTGCGTTTTCTGATGAGAAGTCAGACGGTGAGTTGGGGGCACCCGCGGCGATAACCGATACAGTACCTGCGTTTCGAGTGATGTGTACGCACCAGGGACGATTGGTTATTGCAAACTTTGTTAGTAATGCGGGGCTGTTACGTCGTTCGCAGCCTGGACGACCAGGTACATTTTCTGTACATGATTGGGTCATCCCCGACAGCGGTGGTGCCGAGATCACAGGGGTCTCTTCGCACGAGGGGTCACTGTTGATATTCACTGCATCCAGCGTGTATTCGATGGAGGAGTTTGGTCAACCACGCCCGTTGTCGAGGGGCATTGGGTGCATTGCTCCGGGTTCGCTTAAAGCTCTACCTGACGGACGACTGATCTGGCTGGGGCGTGATGGGTTTTATATGATGCATCGCGGCGTAATCACGCTGATCAGCGGCGGCATCCAACGCACGATCCGTACATTGAATCGCTCCCGCTTTACATCAGCGGTTGCGGCGGTTGACCCAGTGAGTCGCGAGTACCGTTGCGCTGTTGCAGAGGCGGGCAAAGCAGCAAACACATTGCTTCTTTGTTTTGATGGTACTTATTGGCGTAGGCAGCGGTTGGGTCTCAAGATCGCAGGGATGTGCAACACAGATGATTGGCGACAGTATTTGATGTGTGTTGCTGCGTATGAAACGCAGGAGCCTACAGGGCCAAGTGATCGTGATGCCAATGACCAGACAGACGTATTCGTGCTGGACCATGAAACTACGGCGTGGACGATTCCATCTCGCAATGCAAAGTATCAGTCGGCATGGATGTATGGGGATGAGATTGGGTTGACTCCCCTACATGTACGGTCGATGTATATTGGTATGTTGGATGCGTACAACGACGACTTTGAGATATCGTTTTATCGCAACGGCTCGTGGATAGAAGTGGCTACCATGACGGATGTTCGGGCGGTCGGACCCGACGATGGTAGCAATGTCGTGATTGATATTGCAGGCTCAGCGGTGATTGGAACTTCGAAGGCACATGATCCGCGATTGTTTTGGCGGCAAATACCTGTAGGTATCGAGAATGCATACTCATGGGCTTTTAGGATTAAGATGGCTCATCCGGGGCGACTGCACATTGCAGCATTTGCGTTTGATATTAGTACAGCCACTATGGGGAATGTGCGAGGACGCATCCCTCATAGAGCAGATGTTTAACGTGGGTAGATGTAGTGCAAGCTACGCGGAGGTAAGGTGAGCTACATATTCCCCAGACGGCGACTACGATCTGCCGATATACTTGATCCAGAAGAGCTGAATGGTGATTTTATCCCTGCCGCAGAGCTATGCTCCGGTAAGCTGAACGCCCATAATGTCTCACGCACAGTAGACGTAACCCCTGACTCAGCCGCGCTGTTTGACTATGTATATGAAAAAGGCGTAGCGAATCCGGGGATGGGAACACCGGGGGCATTTAAAGAGCCAAGTCACGAGAACTCGACAAACGAAGTGGCAATCCCCAATACGTTTGCTTGGACAGCAATGGAGACCGCTACCATTACAACTGGCATCTCAAAGCTATGGATTCTTGGGTTTGCGCAGTATTTTTGGACGTGGTGGGACGATGAGTTGGGATCGGGCTGGGACGGTAGTGGTATAGCAGACTCTAGTTTTAATATGGAAGGGAATTATCCCAACCATGGGTTTGGTGGTTGGACCAGCGCGAAAGAGGTCGTTTTTGACGGTGGTACCCAAGTGGTTCTTAATAGCAGTACGTATGATCCATGGGGCGAGCTTGCTACTAAATATGACGCTCATAATCCTAGCAAAGGGTACGCAGCTTCAGGCTATCCCTGCGGTGTACAGTTTGCGATTCGGGTAGACGGTCAAGTGCTCGAATGGACGATCACGGGAAAGCACAACCCGTTTGAAACTACAGTTGTGCCTTATCAACCTGCGGACGTACTTTCAGCAGCGGCGTTTCCGCCCAATTATGTAAAGCGTACAGGTACCTGCGGTCCCGAGATGTTTCCAGTGCGTATGGGGTCGGTGTTTCCAGTACAAGCGGGTGAACACACAATCGAGGTTGTCGCACGGAGAATCCCTCGATCAGCAGCGTCGTTTAGTGATGCGGCGGATCATGTCTATACGTTCAATCGACAATTGTTTGTGATGGATATGCCGACATTCCCCTCGGCTACGGCTTCAGTGGCTACGGTTCAGCCTGATGCTTTAGAGTCAGAAGATGTTGTGTCGGCTAAGTCTATTGGCACTGATGGGATAGATGCAGTGCGTGATGCACTAAACGATGTGCAGCCGGGATATTGCGGACGCGGAGCGTTTACCCGAGATCACTTTGCCAGCCCTGTGGCATTCTCTACACAAGAAACATTTAGTACCACCACGACAGCGTACAACCACTACCCCGGTTTTAGCAGCGATGACGTTGCTTCAACCACAACTGATGAATCTGGGTGGTATTTGATACAGTCAGTAAATACTGCAAGCTCGTCGGGATGGAATACGACTGACTCAACCGTTGTGGTTGTACTGGCGAATATATCAGTGACAAAG